AGTGTAAAAAAGTAAATGCTATAACTGAAATATACATGGGTCAAAAAAAAATAGTTAAAATTGTGCAATGAGACGAAGAGATAAACAACCACCAAGAAGTAAAAAATATTACAGATCAACTAAGTCTGGTGCTGGTATGACTAAAGCTGGTGTTGCAAGATACAGAAGAGAAAATCCTGGATCAAAACTTAAAACTGCTGTAACAAAGAAGAGTGGATTAACAGCAAGAGAAAAAGCTAGACGTAAATCTTATTGTGCAAGATCAGCAGGTCAGATGAAAAGATTTCCTAAAGCTGCTAAAGATCCTAACTCAAGATTAAGACAAGCGAGGCGAAGATGGAGATGTTAGATAAATTATTTCAGAAACTTTTTGATTACATTGACAGCTTAAATAAAAAGGTAAATGATGTTTTAACCTTTAAGTTTTGTAGCTGTAAGAAAAAAAATGCTAAAAAAAAAGACTTGGAACAAAAGTAAATATCAAGAGTTTATTTGTGGATATTGCACATGGTGTAGAAAAGAGTTGTTGAATACCATGGGTGGATGGATTATAACTTATACCAAGAAGTATTTTTGCCATGATGGTAAAGATGGTTCTTGTTTTGATAAATATTGTAACTTAAAGGAGAAACAATGCCAGGACACTATGGAAAAAAAATGAAAAAACCTATGGGTAAGAAAAAGAAAATGGATAAGAAAAAAAAGAAAGGTAAAAAATAATGCCAGGTAAAGGTAAAAAAAAATATAGTAAAAAACAAATGAAGATTGCTCGTGTTGCTGAACCTAGAGATAGGATTACAGGAGCTGACTTTGCAAAGTTAAGAAAAAGTAGAAAGAAAAGATATGGCTAAACTTTGTGCTAAAGGTAAAGCCGCTGCTAAACGAAAGTTTAAAGTATACCCATCAGCGTATGCAAATATGTACGCTGCTGGTGTATGTAGTGGTAGAATAAAACCTAAAGGTACAAGAAAAAAAAGAAAGTAATGTCAAAAGGTTTACGATCTTGGGTCAGAGCTAATTGGGTAGACATTGCCAATCCTAAAAAAGGTGGTGGCTTTCCAAAGTGTGGTCGTAGTAAAGGAGAGAAAAGAAGAAACTATCCTAAATGTGTACCTGCTGCAAAAGCTAGAGCTATGTCTCCAAGTCAAAGACGTGCTGCTGTATCAAGAAAGAAAAAAGCTGAGAGCAGAGGTAGAACAGGTAAGAAACCTAACTACGCAAGAACTTAAATAACAATCAGCACAGTAATATTTTTTATTCTCTACAATAACTGCATCCTTATCACACTTGCAGCATTTTATTTTATTTGTCATGCAGTAAGTTCTTCAAACTCCTGCCATATTGTTTGCTCATCATTCCAAAATCTTCTTCTGTGTTGTTTCATTTGTATAGAGTTTAAAACTGTTGTATGATCTTGTCCAAAAATTCTACCTATATCTGACAAACTCATCTTGTATCTTTCGTTTAATATATTGTGAATAATGTTTCTGGATCGCACAATATCTGTAGTTCTAGTCTTGGTAAATAATTCTTTCTTACTTACCTCATACTTAATACAAACTTTATTAATCACAGAGTCTATCTCTGATTGTCTAGGTTTTCTAAACTGATAACCAATAATCTTTCTTTTCATTTGTCTTGGTACAATGTGTGTTTCCTTTATCTCGCTTACATGGTCAGACATCTTTTGTTGTGCTAATTCAAAACCAACTTTAAATCCCTCTTCATATAGTTTGTATTGTTGTTCTGATAATAAATAAAAAGCAATCTTATGTTTGTAAATAAAATCGTTGTTGTTTATTTTTTTGATATGTTTTTGAAACTCTTGATTAATTAAAGACATAAATCCCCTACAGTTTTTCTTGTTTTTTTTATCAATATAAATTAATGAGCTATGCTCTCATCAATTCTTCTTTTGCCTTCTCTATTTTCCAAAGCAATCTATAAGAATCTTTTTGATACTTATATACTCTTTGCTTTGCTTCCAGGTACTTTTCGTGTTTCTTCTGTTGAAGATCCCTGTACTTCTGAAGGCGAGTTCTTAACTCTTCCATCTTTCTCCTTTTTTACTTTGGTAAAATCAATTTTTACAGAATTAATTTTACATTCTACAACTTCCCCTTGTGCGTTGGGGTTGGCAGCTTTCTTTACATCATCAAATCTTTCAACCAACTCAAAGTTAGCTTCGCCAGATTTAATTCTTAAATATTTATCTGTTTTTATCATTTTTGTCTATATCTTTTTTGTGTAGATTAGATGCCATATCATTATATATTGATAAATCTGTGTAATTATCAGCTTTAAATCCCCTTGTAGCTCTAAATAATTTAAGTGTCATCATGATATGTGCCACCTGATATGGCTTTAGTTTTTTTTTTAAATTGGGTGCTAATATTAAAGTAAATAGCTCTGCAAGTATACTAAAATTATATTGATAATCTCCATAATCTTTCTCACGATCTTGGATTATCTTTTTCTTAATCTCGTTTGTAAGCTCTGTAATTTTCATATTGTTTTAAAGGCATGGCAGAAGAAAACAAATAAGAGGGAGCATTACCAGAAAGGGAAAGAGGTAATATGATTCGCTGCTCTAAAAAAACTTCCGCCACACCATTTAACTACAAATTAGTATCTGTAGTTAGGTTTGTTATATCCTGATCCTTGACCTTTTGCAAACTTGTTTGGTGCAAAAGACGACTGCTGTCCTCTCGGCTTGGCAGGTGCTGAACCAGTATTTGATGGTGTCAAGACAACATTGATAATTCCTGTTGGATTACCTTGTTCATCAAGATCATCAAATCCTGCTTGGTTGTACCATGTTTCTCCAATCTTAACTCCTATTCTCCAGGTCTTTCCCTCTGGTGAGTTTGGATTTATTGGTGCAACAAAACTCGGTCTATTATCTCCTTGTTGCTTGTCTGTGTTATGTGTAAGTTTTATATATATCTTATCACTCATTGAGTTACTCCTTGTGTGTTTAGTTGTGTTTCCTTAGTGCCATACAGATCATCTAATTGTCTATAAACTCTAAGGTGGTTTTTCATAGCAATATTAAATGCGTCTTTGTATTTATAATTTCTAAGTTTCCTTAGCTCATAAATAGTTTTTGCATTTTTAATATCATTTTTAATATGATCTATTACCATGACATGATCATTATCATGTTTTGTACCACTTGATTGTGGAATATTGTTAAAAGGTTTAGCATTGTAGCCATCTTCATTATCTAAACCTGTTTTTAAATGTAAAGCATTGAGGTAAGCATACTTCTTAGCATAGCTCATACCATTACCTGTACCAAACTTGTCTAAGTTTCCCATTGCACTACATCCTTCTATATCAACATAGCTTTCTGGGTTTTCAATGTCATGTATTCTCATTGAACAAGTAACCATAATAAAAGTTTCTTTGACATAGTTGTTGTAAGTACAAACAGGATATAATCCATTGTTTAATAACGCTTCCATTGCCACCTTTTGTACTTCGTCATGTAACAAAGGATTGAATTGCATACCTGGTACTTTCTTTCCTTTAACTACTCCTCTTGCCTCACAAGCTGCCTTGTGTAGTTTTTGATAGATGTTTGTTTTCATGTGTCTAATCCCCATAGTTGTTTGATTTGTTTTTTTTGGTCGTCTATTAAATCCCTATAATAAAAAGGGTGATTTAATTCTGGTGGTTCAGCAAAGGAAGATAGCTTTTGAATATCCCCTTTACAAAATATAATTAGTTGTTCCCATGCTTTTAGTCTTTGTGTAAGTAAATCATATTGATATTCCAAATAATCATTTCTCAACATATCGTGTGTGTTATCAAAGATTGTGTATTCGTTTTCATTTACATAAAACAAAAAAGGTTTTCTTTTTGTGCAGTGATAGTAGAAAGCAAGTTGAGTTATGTGCATTGGATCTGGTTCTGTTGGAAGCTGCGTTGATGCCATGTAGTATTCATCTTTGCCTCTTTTCTTTTTTATTGTAGGTGGCTTAGTCTTAGCTTCTCCTATTGAATTATTACTTTCATAATCTATACGACCAATAATATCTATGACCATGTCATTATGTTTGGCAGACACATATCTTTCAGCGACTAACTTTTCGTTACCAAATATTTCTTTGACAGCTTTCTGCATATTATTAATTGTTGGGTGTGCAAAGCTAATCATAAGCTCTCTTGCTAGTTTGTCTTTGTCATCTACTGGTGGTGTATCTTTATTTATTTTATCTAACTCTTGTTGAAATATATCGTCATAATTTTTGTTCTTGAGGGTAATCTTTTTATCCCCCTCAAACAAAACCTCACAAGTTAATCTTTGTGTTGTGTTATTAACTAAATTACCGAAAGGAGCTTTGTATCTGATCAAGAATAGTCTTCTCAATTCTTGAGGCAGAGAGTAATTCAACACAAACCTTGTAAAGTTTTGGCTTGAAGAAGGACTCCAATGGTCTAAACCTTGACCCCCATTGAAATTTTTAAAATATTCTTTCATTTGTTTTAAAGGTGTTTTACAGATTAAATAAACTATTGTCAAACAAATATATAAGATATATAGATACTTAAAGTATACAACAAATAGGAGGAAAATGACGTTAGCAGAATGGCGTAAGAAACAAGGCATATCTCATTACACGCTTGGCACTATGCTTGGTATAAGCTCAATAAATCCTGCCACAAATAGCATGAGGTATTGTTTAGAGTCAAAAGAAAAAAGATTTCCTAAACCAAAGATGGTAAAGAAGATACTAGAGGTTACAAAAAAAGAAGTAACGCTTGATGATCTTTATAAAGCGTGGTGGAAGTATGAAGAAACCAAATAAGTTTAAGTACAAACGAGTAAGATTATATTGGCAAGATATTGTATCAAATCCAGAGTGGCTTACACTTGCTAAGGCAAAGGACCAGATGTATTCATGGTGTGAGGACACAGGTTATTTATTACATAAGGACCAAAAGAAAGTTATTATATTTGCCTCGCATAGTTTTGATGATGATGGCGAACTAACAGTTGGCAACACTACAGTTTACCCACGATCAGTTGTTAAAAAAATAGAAGTATTAAAATGACCCATGATAAGATGTTTGAAGAGATAGGTTGTCCTGATGAGCTAAAAAAATGTCAAGCTGAAATCAAAAGACAAAAAAAATTTATACAAAAACAATCTGATATAATATTTGCTTTGGAAAAAGATATAGAACTCAAAGATAATATTATATTGGTATTGAAAAACAAATGAAAATCTATTGCATAATATTTATAGTAATAATCTTTACAGGTTGTAGTAAATTGGACTACGATCTTAACCCTTGGACAACAGTTTTAAATCAAGTTGTAAAACAAAAATGAAAGTATTAGTAGCTTGTGAGTATTCAGGTATAGTAAGGGATGCCTTTGCTGCCAAAGGTCATGATGCTTGGTCCTGTGATATACTACCTACTGAAAGTCCAGGTAATCATTTTCAAGGGGATGTATTAGAACATTTAGATAAAGGTTGGGATCTTATGATAGCTCATCCACCTTGTACACACCTCGCAGTTAGTGGTGCGAGATGGTTTACAGAAGGAAAGAAACCTTGGTCATTACAAGAAGAAGCATTAGATTTTGTTAGAAAATTATTAGATGCACCTATAAATAAGATAGCATTAGAAAATCCGGTAAGTGTTATCTCAACAAAAATAAGAAAACCAAATCAGATTATACAACCTTTTGAATATGGTCATGATGTGACTAAGAAAACTTGTCTATGGTTAAAAAATTTGCCTAATTTGAAACCAACAAAGATTGTAAAACCTGATATTGTTTTAGTTAATGGTAAGAAGATGAGCAGGATGCACTATGAGTCTTTTAAATTACCATCAAAAGAAAGAAGTAAAGTAAGAAGTAAATTTTATACCGGTATTGCAGAAGCTATGGCAGATCAATGGGGTACTGATGGATAACACTCACAAAAGGATTGTTCGTGGCTAGATGGACTTATGCTTTTTCAAATGGCAGCTATAACGATTGGCATAGGAAATATGACAATATTGCCATGATTGATATTGATAGTATTGAATGTTGTCCACATTGCTACGAGCCACTTGCTATTCTTGAGACTTGTTATGACAAAGGACAGAAATATAAAGCTACAACCCTTGTAAACATAGTCGCTAAACGCTTAAATATACCCTGTTTTTTAGTGTTCTATAAAAATTTGACCCCAACTACCCTAACCTTTAGGATCAAGCGTATAACAAGCTCTGAGACAGAGTTTGAGGTAATGAACGAGAGCCAATGGGTGTCAATC